AGACTCAGCAATGGCTTTCATCATTAAAGAGGGTACCATTCTACCACATCTTTCTGTCTTCTGTGACATAGAACCAGTAACTATAAAGTCATCTGGTAGTGACATTAGACGTTTTATTTCTTTGATTGTTAATCTTCTTTTTTCAATAAAGTGACAGACATCTGCATTTGTTGTAATTGTAGGAGCTGGATGGTGTCTAGACATCTTCTTAACATTGAAATGCCATCCTTTAGGATGATAATCATTTCCCCCTAATACTTTGTCTGGGTCATCTGGCATAAGAGATGCTGTGTCCTTATAGTGTGCTGATTTTATCCATGTGTCTGTACACCATTTAACTTCTTCTGAATCTAACTCTAAGTCCTCTAATGCTTCTTCAGCTGTTACTATATCTCTACTTTCTTCTGGGAAGATACTAGCGATGTTCATAAATGTTAATCCTATTGCCTCTGTAACATCTTCACGAACAGCTATAAAGATAACACGCCTTCTAGATTGTGGTACTCCAAAGTGTGATGCATTTAAAATTTTATATGATACATCATAACCAATTTTTTCAAATGTATTTACAATCTCATTTAATTTAAGTTTAGCTTCTCCTGCCACTAGACCTGCGACATTTTCACCTATAATAACTTTAGGTTTTATTTCTTCTGCAACTCTAAGATATTCAAAAAATAAGTCTTCAATATTTTCTACTACTTTATTGTCTGAATACTTTTTAGTTTTACCCCAACCATCAGAATGTTTTGAACCAGACTTTCCTAATGTACCACACATTGAAAATGCAGAACATGGTGGGGAACCATCTAATATGTCTAATTCACCTTTTTGTATTCCCGCAGTTTCTAAAAAGTCTTTACCTGTAAGTTCTTTTATATCATCAGGTAGTATTTTTGTATCTGGGTAATTTTCTTTGTAAGTAATTCTTGCTTGTTCTACAAACTCATTTACACAAAGTATGTTTCCACCAGCTAGTCTATAACCAGTAGATGAACCACCACCACCAGCAAAGGTAGATATGACACTAAACTTATTTTGTGCCGATGCTTCTTTTACATCTTTTAAATTATACTTTTGATATTTCATTATATGGTTTCAATACTTTTTCATAAATTGATTCTGCAATTGCTTTCATCATTAGTGGTGGTACCATTCTACCACATCTTTCTGCTTGTTTATTAAAACTTCCTGTTAGTTTAAAGTCATCAGGTAATGACATTATTCTTTTTACTTCTTTAATTGTAAATGTTCTAGGTTCATGCCAGTGCATTGCTCCAGCATGTGCTGTAATTGTTGGGGAAGGTTTAAATCTTGAACATTTTTTCATATTAAAAAAATGACCTTTAGGATGATAGTCACCACCTGTTTCTACTTTCTTAGGGTCATCTGGCATATCCAACCAAGTTTCATGATGTGATGTGCCTTCAAATTTTTCTATTAATGTATCTGCTTCTTTTCTATCTACTTCTATTCCTGTTAAACAATCTTCTAATGTAACCACTTCATTACTTTCTTGTGGGAATAAACTTTGAATATTCATGAATGTTAATCCTATTGCCTCTGTAACATCTTCACGAACAGCTATAAAGATAGTTCTCTGTCTTGTCTGTCCTACTCCATAGTGTACGGAGTTTAAAACTTTATATGATACATCATATCCTATTTCTTCAAATGTATTTACAATTTTAAAAAGATAGTTTTTTGCTTCACCAATAGTTAATCCTTTTACATTTTCAGCAACAATTACTTTAGGTTTTAAATCTTTTGCTATTCTTAAAAACTCAAAGAATAAATCCTCTATGTTTTCTACTTTCTTACCATCAGAATAACTTTTAGTTTGACCCCAACCTTTAGAGTGACTACCTTGTACCATTGCACCAGATACAGAAAATGCAGAACATGGTGGGGAACCATCAAAGATATCTATGTCACCATACTTGTTAAAATCTTCTGCAGTAAGTTTTTTTATATCATCTGGTAGTATAGGTGTATTAGGATAGTTTTCCTTATATGTATTTATTGCTTCTTGAACAAACTCATTCACACAAAGTATCTTACCACCTGCCAAACGATATCCAGTAGATGAGCCACCGCCACCAGCGAAAGTTGATACTACTGTAAACTTTTCTTGTTCAGAAGCCTTAACAACATCTTTTAAATTATAAGGTTTATATTTCATACATATTCTTCTAGTGTTGATGTATTTTCCATTTCATACCAATCTCTATAAACATCTAACATTCTAGTCCTATTCTTAAAGTTAATTTCTTTATTTTTTAATAAAGTTTCAAATAGTTTTATTACTCCACTTCCTATTTGCAAATTTAAATGATTCTCTACTTTACCTATTTCATTAAACTCATAAAATCCATTTCTTACATGATGTTTTTGAAATGGTTTATTTAATTGTTCATGATTGTGTTTGTAGAAAAATTCTTTTACTGGTGCTGTTAAGTATGGTGTTATAAGATTTTTATTATTCATTTCTGCAACTTTATTATGCCATATGTAACCAGCTTGATTTTCTTTTTCAAAATAATTATCTCTAAACTCATTAAAGTTATCACCTTTATAATGTATCATAGCTTTTTTACTTAATCCATAATAACCATCTGCAGCCCAACCAGACAAAACATATTGTTCTTTTATCTGTGGATAGATGTATAGAAATGGGAATGTACATTCGAATTGTGTTTTCTTTCTACATCCCAATTTAACTAAATTATGAAAATCTTCTATCAATCTATTTGTTGGTATAGTAACACCAACGAATTTCCAATTTCTCATTTGAGCAATATCTTTTGCTTTGTTATAATCATAAGATGGTTCATTATCTAATCTAAAACTATATGCAGTTATCTTCTTTCCAAGTCTTTCAGCTGCAAATGCAACAGAGATAGAATCAACACCACCAGACAATAATACTGCAACTTCTTTTTCTTGAACAGAATCATCTACTTCATATGTTAATATTTTGTCTATCATTAAATGGTCAAAAGTATTTTTCTTTTTAAATATTAAATCCCAGTTTGAATCAAACTGTTTTATGTCCACTTTAAGTGGTCTTCTTTTATCACCTTTTCCAGCCATTAGAAAAACTCCTCTAGTGTTCCTTGTGTTCCATAACTACCATCAATCTGCCATTGTATAATACTAGTAATAAATTTTAATGGTTCTACAAATGACTTTTCAAATTGCATATCATAATCTACTATAGTATGTAAGTTTAATTCTTTAGGTAACTTAGTCATAAATGATATAGAAGTTGATTGATACACATTTGGTATTTTCATATGTAAAAATTTAATCTTATCACCCTCTTGTATAAAAGGATATTTTCCTTGTAATTTCTTTTCTCTTAAAAGATGATTGTATAATATTGCACCTTTACAATGTATTGGGGCTCCTTTCTTAAATAGATTATGTGATTCAGTCCATTTTAATAATCCATTTACTGAGCGTGGGTACGCAACCATTTCTGGTTTTAGTGTCATAAACTCTTTTCTAAAATCTTGTATAAAACTATTTAGCACTTTAGAATCTTCGTTCATAATAATAACTAATGCTTCTTTAATCTTTTCACGACATGGTGCTGGTGTTGATGACTTCACAGCTTCAACACCCATAATTTTTAATTTGGGTTCTTTATAACGAACACCTTCAACATCATGTGTATTTAAAATATATCTTTTCTTTGCAACCCAAATACCTTTGTCTGCAATCACTTCTCTTTTCATTTCCATTTTTTGTTCGTATGCATTTACATAGTCAGCGAGTTCTTGATAAGCTTTATCAATAAAAGGTTCGATTTTATCTGTAGCCACTTTGTCCAAGAAGTCAACGATTTTGGATTTGTCGGTTTCATCTTTGAATACTTTGCCAACAAGTTTGTCAAAGCATATATACACCGAGTCCGTATCTGACGCAATAATGTAATCTTCTGCATCTGTTTTAAGTATTTTATTAAGATACCCATTAAGAGCACGTTCAATGAAACGAATAGCAAATTGACCACTGGTAGTAATTGCTTCAGCGACCAAAATATTATAATACCTAAACCAGACATTACCAAGAGCACCATATGCACTATTAAGAGAAATCTTTTTAGCCATTTGGATATTATTAAATTTCGCAATTGTTTTTTTAAGTTTTGGGTCTTTAGTTCTTTCATAATCTTTCTTTGCTTCTAAAGTCAACTGTTTAAATTTTACCCTATCATCATACATTTTTTGCATGAGTTCAGGTAGAAAACCTTTAGTAGTTGTTTTAAACAAAGCTCCATTTGGTGTAAGAGTTACACCTTTTAATATAGATGTATCTATTTTTTTATCTAACATTTTATCAACAGTTATGTTTTTAACTTTTTGGTTTGCAACTAATGTTTCTGGTGAAATATTATATTGCATAATTAAATGTGGGTATAGTGAATTTAAATCAAATGACATTACCCATTTATGTAAACCGACTTGTGGGTCTTTTACATATGCACCTTCAAACTTTTCATCTTTCTTTCTTTGAATTTTTTGTGGGATAACAATACCTTTCTTTCGAAGTTCATTATAAATTAATATATCCCAGTATTTAACTGAACCAAGTACATCCATATAGTTAACTTTAGCATCATAAGCCATAGTTAAACATAGTTCAATCAATCTCATTTTGTCTTCTAGTCTATCCACGATTTCTACATCTTGTATGTTGTAGTCAATGAACGATTGGAAGTCCTTTAAGTACCATTCTCGGAATGTTTCGTATGGATTGTCATCTTTAGACTCCCCTAGCTCTACATGTGCAATATGGTCAAGTTTGTAACTCTCACGATTAGTATATGTAAACTTCCTATACAAATCATAATAATCTAAATGTGATATTCCTTGTATGTCAAATGTTTGATGTTTTCTACCCATTTTAAAAACTTCTCTACTTGAAACATTACCCCAAGGCGAAAGTCTATTTACTTCCTTTTCATCATATAAGTTTTTAATACGATTACAAATGTAAGGCACATCAAAAAATTCTGTGTTCCAACCTGTAAGAATATCTGGTTGATTTGATTGCCAGAAAGATAAAAACTCCTGTATTAATTTATATTCTGTATCACATTTTACATAAGTAACATCTTCTCTTGAGTTTTTGTAATCACCTATACCCCAAACTAATATTTGTTTGTTTTGATGATTCTTAATTGTAATTGATAGTAATGGTTCAATTGCTTTTTCTGGGTCTGGAAATCCATTTTCACATGCAACTTCTATATCCATAGTTACAACAAGAATTTTATCAATATCCCATTTTACATGACTAGGATATTCATCTGCAATATAATTATATTGGAATGTTGTATTACCAAAGATAAGATGTGGTTGGTCTTCATAAGACTTTAACCATTCCTTTGCCTCTTTCATTGTATCATGTTTTACAGGTGCGACAAATTGCCCATCAAGGGTTTTGTATTTGGTTTCTTTGATTACTTTACAGAAAAGCGTAGGGGAATACTTAACCTTTCGATTAATTCTTTCTCCATCCACATATTCTCTAACAAGTAGAGTATTACCCCAAGGCGTTACATTTGTATAAAAGTTCATAATATAAAGTTCAGTATATCTGGCTCAACAGGTTTTGTCAATT